GAGGATTTGGCTACCGTGTTACTGCTGGCGAGAAAGCAACAACAACGTGGCTGAAACATCTGTAACTGTTGTCGGTGTCAAAGAGACGCTGCGCGAGTTGCAGCGCATGGAACCTGAGCTTGCCAAGGAAATCAAAAAAGAGTTTAAGACCATCGTTGATCCGATTGTCAAGGATGCTCGAAGCAAGGTTGTGAATTTGCCGTTGTCGGGTATGTCGCGTAACTGGAAGGGTGGCAGGCTGATGCCTTGGGCGCAAAGCTCGGTCAGCAAATCCATCATTGCGCGCTTTAGTAATCGCAGGCGTGGAAACAGCCTGGCTGTTTTTAGTGTGACGATGAAAAGCCCGGCAGGAACCATTTTTGACATGGCAGGCCGCAAGGCACCTAATCGTTTGGCATCGGCGCTGTCATCGCTTTACGGTGCACCCTCGCGTTTGATGTGGCCTTCATACGAGCGCAATGCCGATCAAGTCAATGAGAACCTTGGTCGAGTGGTAGAGAAAATCAATGAGGCCACTACGAATAGACTGACTCGCTAATGGCTGTAACAATCCCAATCATTTCTGAGTTTGATGGCAAAGGCATTAGTAAGGCTGTTGCCGAGTTCAAGAACCTTGAGGGCGCTGGCGCGAAAGCCCAGTTCGCCCTAAAGAAGGCTGCCATCCCGGCAGCTGCGGCTATTGGTGGGCTGGCTGTCGTTATCGGTGACGCAACCAAAGCCGCTATTGAGGACGCAAAAGCACAAGCCCTGCTCGCTCAGGCCATTACAAATAACACGCTGGCTGGGGAAGCCAACATCAAGGTCGCTGAAGCGTTTATTGAGTCCACGATGATGTCGGCGGCGGTGGCTGACGATGAGCTACGCCCAGCACTCGCCTCACTTGTCCAGGTGACCGGGGAGATGACTTCGGCACAGGATGGCCTCACGCTGGCCCTCGACGTTGCTGCAGCCACTGGCGTTGATTTGGGCACGGCTACGGATGCCATTGCTAAGGCGTACGGTGGCAACACGAAGGCGCTGGGCACGTTGCTGCCTTCGGTACGAAGCCTTATCAAAGAAGGCGCGTCACTGGATGAGGTATTTGCGGCTGTGGCTGGTACGGTCGGCGGATCAGCAGCTGTGGCTGCCAACAGCGCTGAAGGTCAAATGAAACGCTTGTCGCTGACCATTGGGGAAACCAAGGAATCAATCGGTGCAGCATTCCTGCCCATCCTCGAGCGCCTGCTCCCGGTATTGCAACGCTTCGCGCAATACGTACAAAACAACACTGACAAAGTGCTAGCGGTCATGGCGGTGGTCGGCTCCCTTGCCGGGGCAATTCTCGCATTGAACGCAGTAATGAAAGTCATCACGGTGACACAGTTGGCGTTGAACCTTGCCATGGCTGCCAACCCAATTGGCCTGGTCGTTACGGCTGTGGCGCTGTTGGTGGCTGGCTTTGGTGTGCTGGTCGCCAAAACTGGCAGCGTCAAAAACGCATTTGCCACGATGGGCAACTTCATCATTGGCATTTTTGAGAGCATCGCAAACACCTACGTCAGCATGATAAACCTCGTCATCAAAGGCCTGAACTTGCTGCCCGGTGTCAACATCGGGGAACTCGGTGACATCAATTTGCCACGATTCAACATCAGTAGCGGCGGCACTGCTAGCGGTGCTGCTGGTACGGCTGCTGGCCCTGATCGAGTGGAGCGCATGATTCAAGTGCCAAGCATCCCGGCTATTGCCCCGGTGACGTTGCCTGCCCCATCAGGTGGCGGTGGCGGTGGCAGTCGCGGTGGCGGTGGCGGTCAAATGACCGTGCAACCGTTTGACCCTTCGGTGTATGACCCCAAGAGCCGCTACTACGAAGTACCAGCCATGCTCGATGCCGCGTACGCGCCAAAGCAAGCTGTGTACAACGTGACCGTCAACAGCACCATTGCCGATGAGCGCTTAGGTGACACAATCGTAAACGCGTTGAAACAGTACAACCGTCGCAGCGGCCCACTTGACGTACAGATTGCGTAACCATGGCTGCGAGCGTTGTCCAATCAGGTAGTTACCTGCTCGAGCTTGACACAGGCTTTGATTACAACTCATTCAGGTTGGATGACGCAACTAAAGGCGTACTCAACAACACCACCTATGGCTTAGGGCCTCAAACTGGTTACGCAGACATCACCGAGTATGTGACCGAGGTTGCCTACAAGCGAGGTCGCCGCAACGTGGACGATCAGTTTGGTGCCGGGACGATGAGCTTCCGCATGACGGACGAGACAGGCATTCTGGGGCCGTATGACACTGCCAGCCCCTATTACGACCCAAGCAACGACAAGCCTGGGCTTGCACCTATGCGTCGAGTCAGGCTGAGCCGATTATCGGAGTATCTGTTCGTCGGCTACGTCACGGCTTACAACTATGAGTTTGCATTGGCTGGCCCTAACACGGTGGCGGTGCAATGCTCGGACGATTTCTATTTGCTTGCTCAGACGCAGATGGCTGCGTTCAACCCGAGTGCGGAAACCTCGGGAGAACGCATTGAGACAGTTCTAGCGCTGCCAGAGGTCAATTACACAGGCACCACGGCAATTGATCCAGGCACCGTCAATCTGGGCCATGACAGCTCATACACGCTCAATGCCGGGCAAAACACGCTGAGCTACATCACGCAAATCAACCAGGCAGAGCAGGGCCGCGTGTTTATGAGTCGGGCTGGCGTGTTCACGTTCCAGCCGCGTATCGGAGCCACGCTGAGCGGTTCGGTCATCACGTTTGCCGATGACAACACCAACACACCGTATGACAACGTGGAAATCGAGTTTGACGCCGATGGCGTGCTAAACCGTGCTTATGTGCAGGCGCTTGATGGCAAGAACGCATTGGCTGAGGATTTGAGCAGTCAGGCCACGTATTTTATTCAGTCGCAGTCGATCACCAACAGCCTGTTGCATCAGCAAAGCGAGATCGATGACTTGGCTGATTATCTGTTGGAAGCGGAACCTGCCCCACGCTTTACGGCTGTCAGCACGAGCTTTGCCCTGCTGGACAACGCCGAGCGAGCGCTGGCTGCCACCGTGGACATCGGAGACACCATCACCGTAACCAAAGACATCACCGGGCTGTCAACCATCACGTCCGAATTGAGCATTGAGGGCATCGAGGGCAACATCAATTTTGCGTCAGGGCATCGCATTACCTACTACACAGCCCCGACAACCATCGTGTTCCAGCTCATTTTGAACGACCTGGTGTACGGTCAACTTGATGGCACAAACGTATTAGGATGAGGTAACCATGGGCGCTAACGCACAGACAACTGTTCCAACATTTACGGCTGCACAGGTTTTGACTGCCGATCAGATGAATCAGAGCGCTCGAACTGGTGTGCCAGTGTTTGCTGACGCAACAGCGCGTGACGCTGGCTTTGGTGGCTCTGGTGAAAAGACTCTTGCGGAAGGCCAGTTGTGCTATCTGGAATCCACAAACGTTGTGCAGTATTACGATGGCGCAGCCTGGGCAACTGTTGGGCCTTCGACATCTGGTGCACGACAGGTTGTCAGCACGCTGAAAACTGATTCATTTAGCACGACCAGCACCACGTTTGTGGATGTCACCGGTGTTTCAGTCACTATCACTCCGTCAAGCGCTAGCAGCACCGTATTGGTTATTGTGTCAGGCGTAGTTGGTTCCAACGCAGCCGACAACTTCACGCCGATCAACCTTCTGCGTGGTAGTACAAACATTGCTCAATCCACTGGTTCGACCAACTTCAATCAAACGCTGGCACCACACATCACGAGCACATCATTGACGCAACCTTTCAGCATTGTGTTCCTTGACAGCCCAGCAACTACCAGCGCAACCACCTACAAGATTCAATTACGTAGCAACAACAACCCACTGGCTTACATCGGCCGAATGGCAACGTCTGACAATCGTTCAGTAACCACCATCACAGCAATCGAGTTCGCACCATGACCGACTACGCACTAGTACTAGCAACGAACTATCCTGGCACCGAATGGGCATTGGATGGCAACGACTACGCAACCCTTGAATGGTTCAGCAAATCACCAAAGCCAACACAAGCCGAACTAGACGCAGCATGGCCCAAAGTTGATTACGACAACCAAGTGGCTGCTGTTGAATCCGCACGTCGCATCGCATACGAACAGCAATCAGACGGCCTGTTTTTTGAGTGGCAACGTGGCGACAACACAGAAGCTGCGTGGCGTGCCGCAGTTGCCAAAGTCAAAGCCGCACATCCGTACCCACCAGCACCAAAGGCATGACCTATGAAATGGGCACCCATGCTCGAAGACTGGTTGAAAGCTTTCGTCGCTGGAAGCGCCGCCGTGCTTATCACCAGCAACTACAACGCAGAAAACGCGCTAAAGGCCGGAATAGCAGCAGTACTGCCAATGATCTACGCTTGGGCAAACACTAAAGACACGCGGTACGGACGCAAGTGAAATACCCGGTCAAGCCAGTAGTACTACCTGCTGACCTACGAGGCGTGCAACCGGGCCGATTGCCTGCCTACCTGCTCAAAACAATTCGGCCCTATGGGCAATTACATCCGCTAGCGGCTCAGGCGTGGGAGGCTATGCGTCGAGCTGCACATGCAGATGGCATCAGGCCGTTCAAGCCCACGAGCGTGGCAGACACGTACAGGAGCCTTGAGGCGCAGGAGCGAGGTTTTCTCGCCCGATACACAACAGCACCGATTACGACAACATCAGTACGCACGTACAAAGGACAGAAGTACTACCTGAAGCCCGGCATGGCACCAATGGCAACACCGGGCACATCAATGCACAATCTCGGGCTGGCTGTAGATGTCAGCAGCGCTAGCGATGATCGACTGAAATGGATGCTTGCTAACGCTGATTGGTACGGCTTCTGCTGGGAGCTGCAATCCGAGCCTTGGCACATCAGGTACTACACAGGTGACAAGGTACCCTTGAAAGTGCAGCAGTTTGTGAGCCTGCATGCCGACCGAGATTTACGTAGCGCTGATTAGCGGTATTGCCATCATCTGCGCAGCTGTCTTGCCAGCGGTACTTATTGAGCGTGCACGCAAAGAAAATGCTGATGATCACGCATACGTCCGCAAGATACTTACTAGGGTGGAACACAAGATTGACAACCACCTGGAGGATCACGACAATGGCGTTACGCGACGAAATAGAACCAAGACAAAATAGGTTGCACGACCTAGGCGTTTGGATTGATGCACAGCCAAACGGCGAGGAATGGTACGACCTGATTTACAACTTGGATTACAGCAATCACTCGATAGCCCGGCTGCTGACCAAACATGGGTTCAAGTGCGATTGGAACGTTGTGTACCGATTTAGGCGCAAGCATGTCTCTAAGTAACGAGATTGTTGAGGAGCAGACGCTTGAGCAGTTGCGTGAGGCGCTGAAGCGTTCTCAGCAGCAGTACGCCAAACTCAAGGTCAAGAACGACGAGTTGGTGCAGGCTGTGTATCAGGCCGCCAAGGATGCAAGCCTTGGTACGCCACCAGTCAAGGTCAAGCCACCGACCAAGGACACTCGCAAAGGCAAAGCGGAGATTGCAGTGATTCACTGCACCGATTGGCAGCTCGGCAAGAAGTCTGTGTCGTACGGCTCGGAAACGTGCGGTCAGCGCATAGATCGCTTTATTGACAAGGCGCTGCACATCACTGACATTCAACGCAAACATCACCCGGTACGCGAAGCGGTGCTGATGCTTGGCGGTGACATGGTTGAAGGCATGGGCATTTTCCCTGGGCAGGCATACGAGGTGGACAGCCACCTATACGAGCAACTGTTTGAGGTGTCCAGGCTGATTGCCAAAACGGTGACAACACTTGCCAGCAACTTTGAGACTGTGCGCGTGGTGTGCGAATACGGCAACCACGGGCGCATTGGTCGCTACGGAGAAATGCCGAAAGGTGACAACGTAGATCGAATCTCGTATGAGATTGCACGCAACAAGGTGGGCCATCTGGTCAAGGATTGGCAGTCATCGGATGCTTGGTATCAGATTGTCAAGATTGGCAACTACACAGCCCTACTGGTGCATGGCGATGAAATCAAGAGCTTTGGCGGTAACACGCCAGCATTCGGCATTTTGCGCAAAGTCAACGCATGGGCTGGTGGAGTCATTGAGGACTTCAACGATTGCTACATGGGCCACTGGCACACGCCAATGTCGCTCACCATGAGCAACGGAGGTCGCATCTTTGTGACAGGCTCCCCCGAGTCGCATAACGAATACGCTCGAGAGTTTGTCGCAGCAACAGGCATACCGAGCCAACGGCTGCATTTCGTTGACCCAGACAAAGGCCGGGTAGCGGCGGAGTACGTGGTATGGCTGGACTAGACGGAGCCATTGTCCAGGTGACGTGGCATGACGCTCACAGCCTGGACAACAACGAATGGCACGAACTAGGGGACATTGATGACCAGCCACTGGTATGCGTGTCAGTGGGCATCCTGAAGCGGTACAAGCGTCACTGCGTACTTATCCAGACCTGCACAGCCGATCAGGGTGCCGACAACGTGCTACTTATACCGTGGGGAATGGTACGAAAAGTAGAGAAACTGAGCATCCCACACAAGCGACGAAAGAGCCGCTAAGGTCAAAACAGGCTTCTGGAGGGGCCTACACATGACACACAACTTGATTACCTACGAAGTCCTCACCGGGCTTTGTCCAGATACAGCGCAACAATTCCACTTGGTAGTGTTCAGGAACGCTGAAGGCGAGGTCGTAAAGGCCCAGCTGCGTTACCGATTCAACGCTGACGAGGATTGGAGCGAGCCATCAAAACTAACCCATCAGCCTCGCATCGACCCGGAACACCCGAGCGTCGCATGAATCCGCTAGCAGTGATTGCCTTGGCTTTGTCCGGGCTATTTGGCGTGACCTTGGCTGTTACGTCCGACCCACAAACCGACACCATCGGGCTGGTGTCCGAGTCCACCGTGTACACGGCTCCCCTTTCGGGCACGGTGGGCTTGGACACCGCTTCAGACGCATTAGGAAGCCCTGAGAGCGTCGTAACAACCATGCCCCCATACACAGGACCCGGCTGCCAAGAATGGGCTGACACAGCCCTACGAGCAGGCTTCGTGCTTGATGACCTATGGCTAGCACTACAGGTCGCAGAGCTTGAATCAGCTTGCTTACCGAACGCGATCGGTGACAATGGGCAAAGCTTCGGCCTGATGCAGATTCACACGCCATCGTGGTGCCAACCCAACAAATACTGGCCTCGTGGCTACCTGCAAACCAAAGGCATGATTGATGACTGCACCGAACTGTTTGACCCACTGACCAATCTGTGGGTGGCATGGCACATCGCAACGAACTACGGCTGGGAGAACTGGAGCACGTACAACAATGTCGTGGGCTGATCACTTCTTTGCGTCAGTGTTCACCGGGTACATCGTCGCATGCGTGTACTACATTGTCAAAACCACGGAGAGGAAAAAGTGAGCAGCAACATTGACCCGGGCGATGCCGCGTATCGAGCATGGCAACTCACAAAGAACGGTGAGCGAATGGAACAGTACGGTCACCCATTTACGGACTACACCATGGTCCGCCGTATCTTTGGTGTGCTCACCAACTTCAAGCACAACCTGACCGTGCAGGAGGCCATCATGTTTATGGTCGCAGTCAAACTGGCTCGGCTAATGAAAAGCCTTGACAACGAAAAAATGCACGAGGACTCACTCGTTGACGCAATCGGCTACCTGAACTGCTTGCACATGGCAGACGCACGCGATCAACTGCTCGATGCCCCACTACACGTACTAGGAGACATGGAGTTCTGGCGTGACAAGCCCACAGAAGCGTAAAGGCCATGCAGCAGAGCTTGCAGTAGTCAAATGGCTACGAAAGTACGGAATCAAAGCAGACCGTATCCAAGCAGGTACACACGACGACAAAGGCGATGTCACAGGCTGGCCCGGTGTCGTAATTGAGGTCAAAGACCGTAAAGCCCACGACTGGGCTGGCTACTTCAGGCAGTTGCGTGCACAAATGACACACGCCAACGCTTACACAGGAGTCATCATTTGCAAACGACCCGGGCACACCGATGTTGCACAGTGGATGGCTGTCATGCCCGTGGATGAATGGTTCAACCTGATGCTGCTATTGGAGGAAAAAAGCAAATGAGTTTCAACC